GAACTGATTTCTGTGAAAACCTGAGGTTTCAAAAGCGTGTAGCGTTCTCCTTCAAAATCAGCGTATGCACCACGTGGAATTTCAATAAATGTTGAAAGTGAGAAAGTCAACGTCAATGCGTTTTCGCCCATTATAGTACGATAACGGTAACTTTCATCCTTTACTGTTATATCGATTATCTCTATGTTATTATTGAAAATTTTCATCTTTGAACTCCTAATTTTGTGAACACTAAACTAATTTCAAACTCACACCATATACGGCCTTTCATATCAAATCTTGAAACAGAAGAAGACTTATAGTGACACTTATAACCTAATCCTGAATAGTAGATAGTTCTTAGTCCGGACTTTGATAAATCAAACAGCAAAGCGTTGTAATTACGCCAAAACTCTGAAATGTTAGTAGCTAGTAATAAGCATTTCAATTTGACATCTTTCGACTGAAAAACAACACCATCATTCGAATACGTTTCGCCTGATACATACTTCACATTAACTGTCAAGTTTGGTTTTACAGCGTTTGGTTTAAGAATTTCTGCATCCGATCCTTCCAGTATTGCAACTCCATATTTTGAAAAATCATTGCTGTCCAGTTCGTAACCTCGCTGTGAAATTTGCGTAGAAACAGGCACCTGATAACTGTATGCACTCAACGGAAAGTCATCGGAGAACTCTAAACTAAAAAACCTTAATGAATTGTTTGTTCCTTTGAAATCGGAACAAGAAACTACACGTAACGACTTAATTAATCCTACTTCTGCAAAATTGAAAGTATGATAGACTTGATTGAATATCAACGCCATTAATCCATTAAAGTCACCGTTTGATTTTACAGCAAATGATACAGAGAATTTCTTTGCATTAAGTACCGGATTAAGCAAGTCAACTTCAATTCCATCACGCTCAGCCCAATCGGTTTTGTCGGGTTCTTTCAGACTAGGAAATGACAACAACCCATTATACCCACCTTCTGTAATGAAAATGCCGTAGTCGACAAATACATCATGTCCATCTATGTATAAAGTTGCTATCATCCTACTTTGATATTTATTCCCTTAGTATTAATCGTGTCAAGACTCATTTTCATTGAACCAATACCATTTTCAATGGCTTCAAGTCGTGACGTATGACCTTTTATTTCAATGACATTTTCAAGAATGCTACTTGAATTTGCCTTCAATAAATCCATACTGTCAGCAATTCTTAAAGTATTAGTTGATACTTCTGTCATGGTACCGTCCATGTGAGTAAATCTACCATTCAATTCATTTGAACTCTCTTGGCTCATAGATGCAAATCCCTTTGTCGTGGCTTCACGAGTAGTTGTGTTCCAAAGGTCAAAACCGTATTTTGCAGCAGCATCCTTACTATCTGCAAGGAATTTGTTTGCTGAATCAATATCATTCCCAACATTAGAATAAAACTGACCGAGCAATTCGGTTTGTTTGGCTGCTTGCTGTTCGGGAGTAAGTCCGAGGTCTTTTTGAATAGCCAAAGCCTTGTCACTCATTGCTTTGAACTTATCAGCAAAGAACATTGAGTAAGCGATATTTGTCATCAATTTTTCAATGGTATTTGCTGAATCATCTGCAAAATCATTGAGTGCTCCTTTTGTATCACCTAAATTGTCGGTAATAGAAGTCATCATCTCTTGTCCAAGTGATCCAAAGACAGTATTCAAATAATCACTTAATGATTTAAGTGCATCTTCGTACTCTTTCGAATAATCCAAAGCCGATTGAAGTGCTTTCTTACTCGTATCATCGAGTGTTTTGTTATCCAAAATTGATTGAGCCAGTTCCTTGTTCAGCTTTCCTTGTCCGTCAATTAATGCCGGATATGTTTTAAGCAAACTAGAATAATCAGCCTTTTCACCACCCCAACCAAACAGTCCGGTCTTATGCGAACCTGTTTGAACCTTTGCACCGCTTAGGTCAGCAGTTGCGTTCTTTGAAGCATTCCTGTACTTATCAGCTACTTGTGCGTATCCAAGAGCTTGACCAAAAGCATCGGTTCCATAAATAGTAACAGCATTGTCGAGTAAATCATTTTGCTTGATAAGCAAATCATTGTATTCTTTTTGCTGAGCAATCTTTTCATCCTGCAACTTCTTCAACGCAGCTTGGTGGGCTTTCTCGGCTTCAAATATCTTAGTAGCCACAGACATAGTAAATGCCACAGCAGCACCAACAACACCGCCTTGTTGAAATCCTTGCATGGTAGAATTGGCAACGTCCATAACGGCACCAATGCTTTTTGCTGCTGAACTTGCTGCATCGCCCTCTTCGGTACTCATTGCGTTGAGAAGTCCTTGCGCTTGTCCGGCAAATGCAGAAACAGTTTGAAGAGTGCCTTGCAACCCTTCCATTAATTTCTGAGTCTCACCAACCGTTTTTTTGCCTTTCCCAAATCCGTCAAACACTTTCTTAATGTTGGCACCAAACTCACCAAATACTAACTCACCTTTGTCAGCCGTGCCATTGAGGGTAGTTATTTGGTCCTTCATCCCTTTCATCTGCTCTTTGCTCAATTTCAAAGAGGTAAGTTGTTCTTTAGAAAATCCAAACTTGTCGGTAAGATCGCCAACAGAAGTGTTATTCAGATAATCAAATAATGCTTGTGACTCTGCAGCAATAGCACGAATACTATTCACAGACTTCATAGAAGCATCACCGAACAATTGGATGAATAGGTCTGATGTTTTCAAGAGAGAATCCGCTTCGTCAGAATTGACCCCTTTGATTGCTTCTTTGTGTCTTGAGTCAAGTTCTTTCAATTTCACATCAAGTTCTTCACCACTGAACATAGCCTTTATAGCTACACCATCATCAGAATATTTACGGTCAATTTCTCTTCTTTTTTCGTCAAACGAAGCGTACTTGTCGCTAAGGTCCTTTAGCAAATTATCGTTGTCAGCATTGTAGGTAATATCAACTACTAACTTTGAATCAGATAGTGTTTTCTTACTTGCTGCAGATAGGTTTGAACTATCGGTTGTCTTCGGAGTAAATACGCCTTTCTTGCCGTTTTTCTCCCAAGCAAGTTTTTCAGCTTCCTGTTCTTTCTCTACAAGCTCCTGAGCCTGTTTATCAATGTCAAGTAGTCTTTGCTTGTGATTGAGTTCGATAATTGATTTCTGCTTAGCAAAACCATCTTCCTGAGTGGCTATGACAGCGTTCTGATTGTCAATCTCGGTTTGTTTCTGTTCAAGAGCAGCTTTTGCAGCGTTGTTCTTTATCTTCAAATTGGCATCAGCAGTTTCCTGAGCTTTTTTATTCACCTCAGTCGCAACATTGCCGGTAGTGTCCCAAAGTTTCAATTTCTCAGTAGCCTGGTTCGACAGACGGACTTGTTCGTTCCATTCCTTTGAACCTTTCTTGGCTTCACCCATCAAAGCCAAAGCGTCCTGAGCATTTTTCTTTTGCTTTTCCCAATAATCTTTGTTCTTTTCCGGAGCAACGATTTTGGCTGTAGTAGTAGATATTTCAGCAGTAAGTTCGCTTTCAATGGCTTTAATAGCTGTTACTGTATCGGTGAGTTCTTTCTTAGACTTGTTGACCTTATCGGTTATATCTCTAGAAACATCGCCAATCGCAGCACCACCTCCGTATCTACTATCAACATTCTTTAAATCCTTGTCAATTCGAGTTTTATCATCATTTGCTTTATTGAAGTCTTTCTCTTGAAGTCTCTTTTTCTTATACAGTTCAATGAGTTCGTCCTTAGATGCTTGCAGTCTAATTTCTTTCTCTAACGACTTCAAATATTCGTCAATGGCCGACTTATTGTTATTGATAAGTTTCCCTTCATTATCCAACGAAGCGTGGTAGTTAGGAATTATTTTTTGTAGTTCGCCCAATGCGTTTTTGCGTTCAGATAAAGCAACCTTTTCGTTATTCAGAACACCAACAAGCATGTCAATCTTTGACTTTTGTTCGTCATACTGTTTGCTTACCTTGTCCTGAATGGTTTTCTTTGAAATTTCAGTCTTATTGACATCTTCGAGCGTTGACAAGTAAATGGCAAGTCCGGCAACTAATGCGGTTACAGCAACGGCAGCAGCTACATAAGGATTCGTCAACATTGAAGCATTGACCGCAAGCTGTGCTTTTTCGACAAGTAGTAACGAAACAAATTCAAGATTTTGAGCAATGGTGTAACCTTTACTTACGGCAGTAGCAACCAATACGGCAGCCCTGTAAGCTCCATAAGTAGCAACAAGACCCATAAGAACCTTACCAACAATTTCATAGTTATCTACAATGGCAGTAGCTCCATTCAGAATGCTATAAATAAGAGTTTTATTGTCTGTTCCAATTTTGTTTGCAGCAGCAGCCATCTTATCTTCCAAATTGGAGATAATACCTGTCATTGCAGCAGATACTTTTGCGTTAGAACCTTGAACACCTTCAAGTTCTCCAAGAGAAAGAATATAGCCACGAATTGCAGCATTCGTTTTATCAACGGTGGTTTTTTGATCCCTGAAAGTGAAAGTAACTTTGTCACCCGATTGAGATGCTTTTACGCCAAACTCTTTCAGTCGTTCAAATTCGCCTGTCTGAGCGTCAAGAACGGCTTCGGTCAATTGGTCAAACGATTTACCTGTTACACTTGCAAAGTCACCTAATTTGACAAGTTCCTGACGTGTAGGAACAAACCCCTGATTAGCCATTTTGATAAACGACCCGGTTACTTCATCCAGTTGAAAAGGAGTAGTTGCTGCAAAGTCTGCAATCATTCCTAATGCCTTGTCACCTTCAACATCTCCAAGAGTATTTCTAAGAACAATACCGAATTTCTCAAACTTGGCGGTAGTTTCTAAGATGTCATTACCGATCATAGTAATAGCAGCCGTCCCACCGATTGCAGCAAGACCCTTGCCGACAGTGGAAAAACTGCTATCCATTTGTGCAGACTGAGCTTTTACTTTGTTGCTCAATCCGTTTACTATGTTTGACGCTTCGTCAGCATCTTTTCTTAATCCTGAGTTGTCAATGCCTGACTTCCACCATTTTTCGCTCATGCTCGTACAATTATTTCGTCAGTATCATCATTAAAATTATTCGGGTCGTTAGCATCTTTCGAACTGTCAAACTCAGGTTCTTTGCTTTCTTCGTTGCTTGGAAGAACTGAACTGTACATGACTACATTTGCGTAACTTAGTTCATACAAGACATAATCAAAATTCAATGTGTAACCCTTAGAAACACCTGCTATTACAGCCCAAATACTATCGTTTAAACCATTTCCCTTTTTGTTTTCCTTAGCAGGTTTACTTCGAGTAGGGAAATGGTAAGATCGAAAAAATCTTTTAGCTCCATTCTTGTCAAAAGGTCAACAACTAACTTGTCCAACTGACTTGGAGAGTAATTTTCTAAAATCAAATCAGAAAGTTCCTTGTATTGGAGTTCTTGGGATTGGTCTTTCTGTTTTCCTATTTTAAGCCAGTTTAAGGCTTTATTCTTTTGTGCAGGTATGTTTGAGTGTTTTTTCACCCCTAAAATCAGTGTTGCAACTGTTAGACCGATAATTTCGCAGTCTTTCGCAATCATTAGTGATCCGTATATGTAATTATCAGTTTTTTCGAGGTTGGTCGGCAATTGTGACATTAGTTTTGAAACCTGAATGAGCGTTGCCGTGGTTGGTGGTGCAACATCAAAACGTCTTCCGCAAATTTCAAAGACATTCGGTGTTTGCAAAATTGTTTCAGCCGTTTTTGTTTCTATTGTTTTTGACATAATTTCATACTGAAAAATTGTTCGCGAAAATGCTTTTTTCTACTTTTTTCTACTCTTCTTTATTCTACTCTACTCTACTCTGTCGAAAAGTTCCGGAGTAAATAGATAATATTCGGGAAGAATGTGTAATTCTTCCCGAATATTCAGTTATTCTTCCCGAATTTTAGGCTGCTTT